TCAGAAGCATTGAACGTGGTCTTGAGATTGTGAGAGAGGTCGAAAGACGCTCTAGGTAGATCCGCTGTCTTGGTTGTTGCTCCTACTTGGGTCCTTGACATTTTGTTCATCCGGTTTGAAGGGGTTGAGGAATTCTACCCCATTTCCGACGGAATTTTTACTTAATTCGTCGAATGTGCCGGTGTCTGTGAAGAAGGACCCGAGAAAGAAGAGGGTGTAATCAGCGGGATGTTTGCCGAAGTGATGGTCTTCGGAGTTTACGCAGTCCTCGAAGGCACGGATTGCGAGGCCGCGTGAGGGTACGAAAAAAGGAGGCATAAAGGTTTCAGCCTTGGAGTCGTAGACGGTGTACATCTGTTGAATAGAGCTCATAGGTAAGGTCTCACTAGTTGTTTGGCTCGGGCTTTGACGCAGATTGCGCGTTGGCGGCGAGCATCCGGGGAGTTATCGGTGTCGGCTTGGGCTTTTTCAATCCTTGCAAGCCGGTTTTTTTCTGAAGTATCGGCGCAGACATCGCGCGCTAGTATGTCCAGGTAATACCTGGGAACGGGCAGTTTGTTCCCGTTAGGGTCTAGAACGTAGTCATTTTCTAGGGTGTGCCGCCAGTATTTAGCGAGCCATTTCCCGCCGATGCCCTGGCCGAATCCTCGGCCGGTGGACATCCGTATGTATTCGAATTGGCGGGTTTGTGTATTTCCGTTGGTGTCTACGTAGATGTACCGATCTTGCAGCTGCTCTTTGGGCAGCTGTTTTTTCATTGTGTATCGAGCGATGTAGCCGCTCGATTGATAGTTAACTGACGAGGTATCGGTGAAGCCGCAGCGCCACAGGCGATCGAGTTCTGCGGATTTATAGTAGCGGTGGCCCTTTTCGGTGCGGTGGTACACCGGGTCGGGTGGGTAATATCCGAAAAGGAGGGCGTGATAGTGCGGGCGATGCGTTTGGTCTCCAAACTCGCCGCACATGAAGTAAGTGATTTTTTTGCCGGTATGGGCGCGTAGCCGCTTGAGGAAGAGCTGGAAGTCCCGGTGGTTTAGATCGCCATAGGCGGGTAGATGTTTATCGTCGTAAGTAAATGTGACATACGCACATTCGTCGTGCATTTGGGACTCATGCCAGCAGCGTATAGCCCATTCCCGGGCTTTGTGGAGTTTGCATGAAAGGCATTTGTTGCAGCGAAGGAGGAGTTCGGGTTCCCCTTGGAACCCTTTAAGCCGGACAGCTTTCAGTCCGGTCGTGGGGCAGGTGTAGCGTTGAGCTGGGATGGGTGACGTGCAAGCCATTTTGCAAATTCCTGTTTGGTTTCGAAGGGGTACCAGTCTTCGTTCCCAGCCGAGTCACACGGCGGGGCGTGGTACAGGCGCGTATAGGTTTCTGCGAGGTTTATTTGATGATCCATAAATTGAAGCCTTTGGGTTTGGCATCCCCCCAGGGCGAGGGATGCCAGGACAACGGATATGTGGACTAGAGAGCGATGCCGCCGCGCGGCACGTGTTTCGCCATATTGCGTTTGTGCATACGGTTCGCTGTTTTCTTGAACAGCTTCTTGGATTTGGAGCGTTTCATTCTGCGACGCATTTGAGGTTTCTCCTGTGAGAGTGCATTTCATGGTGGATTATGAGGATTCCTGTCAGTTAGTACAATAAGGACGAGGGGGTTATTGTACTTCGGCGTCCGATTCACCTGACTTGGAATCCTGCGGAGCAGTTTCAGCAGGGGACGCCGGAGAGGCCTCTAGGGCCTCTGTGAGAGGTTTTGGTGTCGAGAGGTCCTCGAACCATTGCGAACTTGAGTTCGCGTATTTCTCGCGCTCTTGTAAGGGCAGAAGGGCGAAAGCGCTGTCGATTTCCGCTTTTGCACGCATCGCAGAGGCATACGACAGAGTTGCGGCTTCGCCCTGGTCGCCGTGTTGGATGCGCGAGAGATTGGGGTCTTCGGGAGATCCGAAGGAGATATGTTGCTTCGCGTAGTGTTTGACGATGTTGTTAACATCGCACGAGGGCGCGAAGGAAGAGTCCGTGCGGCTGTTGCCGCTGAAGTCCTGGGCAAAGGGACGTTTGCCAGGGATTTTTTTGTTTACCATTTCATTTTCCTGTAGCGGTCGAGCCAACGGCCTACTTTGGCCTTGGCTTCGCCTTTGAGTTTGTAGTATTCGCGCTGTTTGCGCGCGTATTCGGCCTCGGTGTAGCCGGTTTCGCCGCGCATATTGGGGTCGTAGTCGGCCTCTGGCCGTAGCGCGTCGTTGATGTAGATGGAAATGGAATCTTTGGTGCGGTCCCAGGCATTGTTGAGTTCCTTGCCTGAGTTCCCGTATTTTTCGAGAGCGTCAGTGACGACGCCTCGGGCTTTTTCGATTTGTTCGTTGATGATTTTCGCCATTTCTTCGGGCGTTTTATTGCCCATCATGTGGCGGACGGTCCTGGCGATATCAGCGGCGACGGATGCTATTTCCTCGCCGTGAGTCATGACCAGGTGCCGGAGGTTGGTGAGTTCGGTATTCGCGTCGGTGCCACGGGTATTGGCCTCGACGTTTTTGATTTCAGCGCCCGCCTTTTTTACGGCGAGAGCGCTGTTAATGGATTGGGAGATGCCGCGGCCGATGTCGGCCTTTTCGTTTTGCATTACGGCGGAAGTCCCGCCGGGGCTTGAGGATGGGCCACCCAGGGCGAGGATACGATTGAGGCCAGCGGCCGAAAGGTCTTTCGCCGCGCGTTGATACGCGGTGTTCGACATGCGCTCTTGAAATGCGCGGTTCTCCCTGGCTATTTGGAGGTTTGCCTGGTTGGCAGATGATTGTCCGGCAGAGCCGAAGAGGCCCCCGATTATGGGGGCCGCAAAGCCCGCGGCTGCTGTCCAGGACATTAGAAGTGGTCCATGAGGCCCGGGGTGCCGTAGAGAGGCAAAGGCCTAGCCGCTTTGATTTTGAAATAGACATCCAGAAGGAAGTCAGGTTCAGCGGGGACCGCAAGTACGCGGTCCATTGGAACGGCGTCAGTGATGAAGGCCGCGTTGAGCGCCGGAAGTGTCGCAAAGTCCTGGGCTAAGTGCCAGACATCGAGAGACGCGGAAGCATCCGAACGGAAGAGGCCAGTAATTTGGGATTGTTTGAAACGGTACTCGTCATAACGAGGGATATAGCCGAAGGTATCGTCGTCGATTACCGAATCGTTCGAGACGAATACCTCTTTATTCTTAATGTCCTGCTCGCCTAAATGGCTAAGGACGGGCCAGTAAAAGTCGTACCGTGTTTGCCTGGACCAGTAGCGCTCCAGGCCTTGCTGATAAGTGAGATCCGCCCGGACGTTCACGAGTCCGAGAATGTGGCCATGTTCCGTGAAGGAGCTGGTGAAACCGTGATTAGAGCCGGATACGACGCCATAGGCGGCAAGGTTGCCCTGCGGTGTGAGATCCGGCGCGATATCGGACGGAGATTGCTGCGTCACGGGATTGATATTGATTTGAGACTGACCGCCGCCCAGGAAGAGAGGACGTTGGTGTACGAGGAGCCCGGGGTCGCTGACCTGGAAGTGTGAGCGAAGAATTTCCGGGTAACGGGTACCTCCCCGGGCGTCTCGTTCTAGTAACCGCTGAATTTGGACTGATTCGCGGAGTTCGTTAATTGATAGCGCTGTCGCGTTTGTGAGATCGGCTATTAACTTGGGGTCATCCCATGCGGCCTGGGTTGTTCCAGAGCCGGCTGAGGCCCAGTGTACGGTGTCCTGGCCATTCTCAGAATAAAGGCCGCCGGATGCGGTGCCGACAAGGAACGTCGGGGAACCGTCGGTGTCAGGGTCTTTGATGACATCCGCAGACGTTCCCATAGAAACCGTAACGTCAGGGCCTTTCTGCGGAAATGGGAGGGCCGACGTTATGTAGTCCCGACGCTTGCGGCGGGATCTGATTAGGTAGTCGCCCAGTCCATCGGGACCGTCGTCAGTATTTTCCGGGACTGGATCGACAAGGTTCTCGTCGCGGAACCAAAAATTAAATATTTTGTTGTAGCACCGGAACGGTAGCGCCGAGACCGGTACATCGGTGTAGTCGAGACCCAGAGGATGCCCAAAGTAATCGCCTAGGCTGCCCTCAAGCACCGGGCTTGAGAACATGATTGGTACAGAGAAGTCGATAGAATCGCCTGGGCTTTCTTGTTCGCCCATCATTTTTATAAAATTGGGCCAAACTTGGCGCCAGGGCGTGAAGAAGAAGAAGGTTTCAGTGTTAGAAGACGGTCGCCCCTACCCGAAGGCAGGGGCGCCGCCTTCTAAGTAGAGGTTATCCAGGACTGGTTTTACGGGAGTGGCCATACGGCCAAAAAGAGAGGCCCTGAGGTTGATTGTGTCGCCTGGCAGGACCTCTAAGGAGAGGATTGGGATCAGTTCAGAAGCATTGAACGTGGTCTTGAGATTATGAGAGAGGTCGAAAGACGCTCTAGG